AATGTCTGAAGTACTTTGGATACCATACGCAGAATTAGTAAAATTCGCAGGAAGTGTACTACTAACCCCATAAGAATCGTCTAAATTCCTATTGAGTAAGGTATTCCTTAGTATCTGTGTATTAGTAAAACTTAAATTAGACATATTATATATATAGTATTGTTACTTATTTTTATTTCTGTTTAGTAAGGTTTGTCGACGTATCTCCTTGATTTGATTTACTCATCTTATATTTTACGGTCAATTCATTTAAAGCCTTACGTTCGTCATTACTTAGTTTATGCATAACCCCATCAAGATACAATGACACATTAGGTGCCGCAACATTAACTTCATTTTTAATCACCGCACCTTTTAGACTACCAGTAACCCCATCATTCCATTTTTTTGATTTTGCTGAGTTCCATTTAGCGCTTTCCGCCTGAACAGACTCCATTTTTCTCTTTATAGAGTCATAAATCGTTTGTTGTTCGTTGGTTTCAACCTTACCACCTAACTTACTAAGTACCCCTGAAGTATCACCCTTAACGAACATACTTGATAGGTTATCCATCATTAAATCTCGTTTCTCACTATCTTCACCAACAATAGAATAAACCAAATCATTCAAGTCATTACCTAAAACATTAAATAAACCACCATTATCACCACCACCACCAATTTGTAATGCGATAGCCTTTAGGTAGTAATTCATTTTACTAAACATATTTAACTGTTCGTTTAATATGTCTTTTTCGGTCATTTTACCTTTATTGTTTTCTTGCTTAATACTTCTAAGTGCATCTGTTATTTCATTACTTTTCATGTCATTAACAACCTTACCCTTAATCGTTACGTCTCCATTATCATTAATTGACCCTAAATTACCTATTAAGACTCTCTCCTCTTCAGATAGATTAGGTAAAAAAGATATTTTATCTTTAATAACCTCCATTTTAGATAATCTTTTACCACTTTCAATAACTTCTTCAATTGACATTCCCGTCGCCTTAGCGAACTCACGAGCCCTCCTTAAATCTAACGGACTAACGTCAAATGAATTCTTTTCACTATTGAACGAAACAAATTGTTTCGTTGCGTCTAATAGAGAGTTCGTAAACCCTTCCATATCGTTTGTAGGCATGAACATTAAATCGATAGCATTACCTAATCGACCAAAGTCACCACCTAACACATTTAATTGTGCCGCCATTTCGACCGCACCATCTATATCAAATAATTTTTCAGCCGATGCTTGTGCCGTTGATAAGTTAAACCCTATTGACGACGCCTTTGCAGCTATCTTAGTAAACCCTTGTATTCCTTTGTCGAACCCTAATGTATTTATCATCTTCAAGTTTTCCGCTGCGTAAGCCATAAACTTGTTAGTGGTTAACCCCATAGTTCTAGCGGTCCCTGCCATCTCTTTAAGAGTATCAGGACCTTTTTCTAATCCTACACCAAAACCTTCTAATTTAGCCAAGAAAGTACCCGCTTGTGACGCACTAACACCAGCACCTTTAGATACCATTAACATATTGGTTGCAAGTTCCCGACTAATCGGTTGAGCACGACCTAATTCCGTTACAAAACTAGAATACGTATCAGTAACTTGACTCATTTCAATACCATACTTCATGGTATCTTCACTAACTTCAATGATGTCAGTTCTAAGATTACGAGCTAAATTACCAGTAAGACCTAAGGATTTATTTACTTGATTTCTAAGAGCTGAATCAACTTCTAAAAAGGGTTTAGCCATTTCCGACATACCATTCATTATCTTTGAAAAATCCATGCTCGCAATCGAACTAACAAAATTAGTGAAATCAGCGGTCATATCTAAAAGATTCTTATCGAATTGGACCACTGTTCGGTTAGACGTATCCAAAGCCTTAACAAAACTACTTATGGAACTTATAGTTCCAGACACCCCAGTATTCGAAGTAGGTTTATTACTATCTGAAAGTTTGGAGTATTTGTTAAACGATTCATGAACTGCCTTTTCTTTGTCCTGTTGGCTATCCATTTTCTCTATTCTCGCTAAAAGTGATTTAAAATCTACCTTATTATCCATTGTATGTTTTTAGTATAACAATAAATATCGCTCAACCATTTTTTATGTGACAATACTAACTATAGTTTTAAGGGTTAGTTTTTAGATTTTGCGTTTTCGTGGTCCTGTTTTTTCTTTTCAAATTCTTCAACCAACATATTGACCAAAAACTTTCTTTCGTAAACAGGCATTATCATAATATCACTATAAGTGAAATTCAAATGTTTTCCTAAATAATAGATTTCTTCTAATACAGATGTTTTATATTCCGTAGAATGGACGAAAAAACTCTGTGTCAAGGTTAAAGAATGTGTATATTTTTTTTTCCGAAGGTAAAGTTACCTCTACCTCCTTATTTAAACCTGGTGTGTTGTCTGTAACGTACTTCCTAAATCCTTGTGAGTCTTTAATTGGTATCGTACTAATAAAGTGTGATATCTTCATAGGGTCTTTTTCACCATCTACTGAAATCACCATCTTTTCCAAACGTTTTGTCACTGTTGGTTTAACTAACATATCCTTATAGATTTCGTTAATTTGTTCCAACTCCTTCTCATTCTCAGGAGAAAGAAACCTAAATTTAATAACCTTCTTAGTCATTGGTAGTGTATAATCAAATAAACCATCACTATCCGATATTAAATTAAATTCTTTGTATTTAATATTCTGTAAGTCGTATTCGATTTCAAAAGACTCCCCCGTATCAGGGTCGGTAACCGATAACGTAATTTCTGGACCGTAGGCCGTATTCCTTAAAAATAAAAGAACGGCTTCTTTATCTGAGTTATGTAGTTCGTCAACAGTTATATCGGTATCCAATATTTTAGCTTTCAATAATTCATCAATCACTAAACCTTGTTGTATTAAGTTTTGTGATGTTAAGATGTTTTCATCAGATGCCGTAAGGTAAGAAACTTTTAAGGTATCTTTACCATTTTTGTAAAACACTCCCTTAGTTGGTAGTGGTATAACATCAAATGCTACTTCCATTTTATAATTCTGTTGGTCCATAATAAACGCTTTGTTTTAAATATACCTTATAAACATTCATTGTAAAGCATAAAAAAACCCACACAATGTAGGTTTTCTTATAATTTTATGGCCGTTATACTTTTAGTATACTAATATACATCTATCAGGTCTCAATGTAACTGAAATGTCAGCTAATCCCTCATCAGAGTATGATAAGTCATTGAAGTTTAAATCCGTTAGGAATGCTCCTTGAATAATCCATTTCTCAACCACAACACCTGTTGGGTCTAACATATCTAATTCAATATCTTTTTTATATCCCGCAGCGTAACCCATTCTACCTGTTACGGACTCAGCATGAAGTCTAAACCACTCCATTAGTGCTTGTGCCGCAGAAGGACCAATAGGGTCTTTAAACGTAACATTCATTGTGTTCCAATTAAATCTACCAGCGACAAATGTCGAGGTATTTAAAAAAGGGATTTCAACTGAACCTATGTTCGCTGAAGGTCTTGAGGTAGTACTTACATACCACTCATTTATCCCTAAACTTGAAGGGAATCTCAAAATAAACCTATTCTTTTTCTTTGGTTCGTAAGGAACAGGCATTTTCATTAATAAATCAGCCATTTTGTATATTTTTTAATTTGTTTCTTATTTAAATATAAATATCAAGTAATGTAAAAATCTTCTTAAATTAGTTGACACTTTTAATTTTATTGTTTAAACTAGTTCCAGTATAACTCACATATAAACACTTAAATATAATAACTTATATAATATAATTATATAAAAAATCTCTTAAGTAATACTAGTATACTAGTTCTAGTATCTACATTTTTGTTTTATTTGTCTTAGTGTAATACACATTGACGTTTTCTTCTCCTTTATCTTCTAAGTATTTTTCACGTTGTCGACATTTGCTTTGTCATCATCAGAAAAACCAATCATCGGGACAAAATTATTTTTAATGTCATTTTCTAACTCCATCGTAACCGCTAACTCTTCAGATAATGCATTTACGTGTTGTATGAATAATTCTAATGCTTTAATTTTTTCCTCCTCAGGATTTGCCGCACTACCCGCTCCGTGAGAAACTGGATGAAATCTACATAGGTCTAAATATTCTTGGAATAATTCTTCACCATCACCTTCGATAATACCTTTATACCTCTTAAGTGACTCTACACACGATTCGAATGATAAACCACCCTTACCATCTTTTACAATAGATTCTACACCATCTCTAAGTGTTTTAGGGTCGTGTCCTCTAGCCGTAATGATTGAAAATATAGAACCTCCATTAATACACTCTATAAAGTCAGCCCATGAATGACCTGTCTTAGCTACTAATGCGTCTTTAACAAATTGGTCGTTTCCGTCAACACCAAAATTCCTAAAAGGATTTTCAGCGAAATTTACAACAGTATGACCCTTAAAGTCAAAATCTTCTTTACCTATTTTTGCTCTATGTTCCGCGAAGTCTGCAGTACCCATTCCTATTTCTTGGTCACCAAAAGTCTTTACCATGATTTCAGTCGGCATATACATTAGGTTATCATCCCAATCAAATGCGTAATATTTAAAATCAGGTAAACCCTCTTCGTTAAAACCTTCAGACACCTCAACACTCATGATTTCCATAAGTCTTTTGATTTCTGATTCTATTAATGTTTGTTTCATATATTATATATACAAAGGGGAGGAAACCCTCCCCTCTATAATTTTTTTAAATATTCTCAAAAGATGCTCCTGTTGGTGTTACCAAAAATTCAATATCAATGAATTCAAGAGCTCTTGTTGGTTTAATGTATATCTTACCTGATAACTGATTTCTATCAATATCTTCTGGTGAAGATGATAAAACAACTTTAAATTCCGTTAAACCTCTTTCTCTTTTGATATTTTCTAAAATTGGATTAACTAAACCTAAAAATTCATTTCTTACGATTTCATCATTTTGTTCGAATAATAATCTTACCGCCACATTTGAAATTAATTTTCTTGCTTGTAGTAACAATCTTCTTACATTGATTCTGTCTAATGCTGATTCTTTAACCTGTAACGTTTTGTTACCAAAGATTATAGTACCCACATCTGAGAATGTAGCTATTGGGTTAATTCTATTAACATATAACTCATCTCTTTCGTCTAATGTTAATTTCTTTCTCGCTTTAATTGCGTTAACTATACCTCTTGTGTAACCCGCTGATGCGAACCATGGGTAAGCCACGTTATCCGTTAAAGCTATGTTCTTTAATACCTCACCTGTTGGTGCCACGTAAACCTGTACTGAATTTTCAGTATCTCTTACCTGAATCCACGGCCAATACGTTGCTGAGTAATTAGAATCAAAACCAATGTCTTCTAAATCACCTACAATCTCATCTACTGATGACCTGTCTGGTGAATCGATAACATATAATGAATCCGCTCTTTCCTCTTCAATCATATCAACGGCTTCACCTACTAAAGATGAGTGGTCAAAGAAGTTGATACCTGGTGTTGAAAATAAGTTAATGTCTACGGCTTCAGGATTTCTGAATGTCATGATAGCATTTAAGAAAGCATAATAATCAGAGTTTCCTACATTAGAGTTAAACCCTGCATTTGCATATGATGATTTACCTATAATATATTGGTCTGAATTAGTTCTCTCTTTTCTAAAGATATCAAACCCATCAAAACCACCTACAGGTGCTATTGTGAATTTACAACCAACTAATTTTTCAAAGTTACCCTGAGATGTCTCAAAGTTATCTTGTGTTTTTATAAATTCAGTACCACTTGCTTGTGAAGACATATGGAAACCTTTAACTAATTCAACACCTTCATACTCCCCTGAAAATTCAAAGAATGACGGGTCAAATCCAACAGTGTTAGATACACCTAAATAGGTTTTTCTTAATTTATCTGAATTTACTACTATATCGTTACCATCTTCATCAACTCCGATAATCTGTCCAGCGGTATAGTATTCGTTTTTATAATTAATATTTGGGTTAGAAGCCGTTGCGAAATTATAATCTTTAACTTCATAACCTCTAAAACCACCTGGTACCGCATCTATCGGTGCGTCATCAGATAATTCTAATATAATATAACTTGACTTCAATTCGTATTCACCATCAGAGGTTCCTACTTTTCTACCTACATAACCTGGTACTTCAGGATTCATAGAACATCTTGAGAATTTCTCTATTACGATAGGACTCGCATCCGTATCGAAGAAGTCTCTCACAATGATGTCAAATTCTTGTTTTTCTATTGATATATTTACAAATGATATTTTAACTTCTTTAGATGATGCATCACCATCTGAAATAGTTATAACTCTAAATAAGTCTGAAACAAAACCACCTCTTACTTCTGATACAACATATGGAGTATAAGAAGATGTATAACCCGTTTTGAAATCTAAACCTTCGGTAACTTTTTCTAAAAGACCTGTAGATAAACCTTTAATCTTTCCTGTAGCGATTAACCAATTTAAATAGTTATCATAAACCTTATCCACATAAACAGGATAGTTATCAGGATTTTTATCAAATGCCGATTCACCAATAACCTTAGTTATGAATTTCTTTGATGATTGTGCTAAGTTACATGTGTAACTGTGAGCACCTGCCACAGAAGTGAAAGATAAATCAAAATCTGATAATGAATTAGACTCTACAGTACCACTAGTGATTGTAATACCACTATTTAACTTAAAGTTTAAATCATCACCTGTGTATTCCGCTCTTGAACGTAATATAGCCACAGTCTTATTATGTACGTCAGAGAATCTTGATGCTTCAATATTAGAAACAACAACTTTAACTTTTTCAACACCATTAATATCAGTAAATTTAGATACGTATAAAGCAATATTACCTTCAGTAAGTGTGTTAGCGTCTAACGATTGGTGTGCCCATTTAGCGTTACTCATACCATAAACACGCTTATCGGTATCATCAACACCTATAGCGTTCCAATCGTAAGCAGTAAAGTATGGTCCCATAACCATTAACTTATTTAATGATATGTTAGAATCAACAAAACTGTTAAACGTTACTGACGAACCTGAGTTAGCTTCGAAAGAAGTGTTAAGTAAATCAATCTCGGGTTGACCCAAACTTGAAATATCTAAACTACCGTTACTATCAATATCAACATCAAAGTCAGATATTAGATTGAACGACTGACCTATTGTTGATACGTCAATATTCGCTATTGTTTTAATTGAGTGTGCATCACCAGCGTTGTAACCTGAATAACCTAATACTCTAGTCACAAATAATTGTGATGACTGAGATAGGTAAGATTTTGCGTAATATGGTAATGGATACTTTAATGTTTCGCCCATTTTTTCGGGTGAAGAACCACCGAACATTGTTCGGAATTCATTATAACCCGAAACCAATACTGGTTCAAATGCGGGACCTTTTTTTGTTTCACCTACTAAACCTAAAGTAGATACACCAACACTTTGAGATACAAAACTCAAGTCTTTTTCTGATGTAAACACTCCTGGTGAGACGAAAACTCTGTTAGAATTTGCCATTATTTGAATATTTTTTTTAAGTGTAATTTATTTCTTTACTACTATAAATATTCAGGATTATTCTAAAAGACTTTTTATTAAACCGAATATTTATTAAGAGTATGAATAATTTCATACTTTTTTCATACTATAGATAATGGACAACAAAAAGGTTAAGAATTTAAAAATATCGGAATATCACCATAAACTACTAAAAGACCATTGTAAAAAGGGTGGTTTAAAGATGTTTGACTTCGTTGAGAAGTTGATTGGGGATAACTGTAAAATAAAAAGAGATATATACGGAGACGAAATTTAGACTTGTGTCAAATACAAAATACTCATTTTTGTCTTTGGTGTGGTAATCGGTGGTATTTCGTTAACCGTGACACCGTATTCGCCTTTAATAAAGGTAAAATAATCACCCTCAATTTGTAATAACCCACCAACGTCTAACAATATAATATCCTCAATAGTGTGTTCTAAGTTGTAAGTCATTTGACCATCAACAAATTCTATAACTTCTTTTTTAATATTTAGAAATTTACCCTCCATAGACTTTAAGGACGAATCAAAAGTATAAACTATACGTAATACACTATCCAATGGTGGTGGTGTCGTGAATATTATATTAGAACTATTTCCGTTATGTAAATAATCCTCACCTAATACTAACACTAAACCATTAAGTTCAACATAAAATAAGTTATTTACCTTCTTTTGTGTTTTATATGTGGTCGTTATACCATCACCTAAAAACTTTTCAGTGATAACTTCAATATTGTTTTTAATTACTTTTTGTATTTTACTTGATGAAGGACCTTTAATGTCACTCATTAACTCTGACATTATTAACGTCCTATCAATTGCGGGTGTAACCTCAAACTCTTCATCGTCAATTAAAAATCCTTGTAATTGTATAGTATATGATTGTTGGTAGTATCTTCTTCCCTCTAACGAGTCTATCTGTGATTGGTCTGAAATACCTTCTAATACTAACGGTATATAGTGTCCCTTAACATTTGTATACGACTGTCTAGATGAAAACTTTTGCATGATTTTCTTATTAAACCTATTAAGTTCTCTCATTCGATTACATACTATAACGATGTCAAAAGACATGTCTACAGGTATTGGTTGTGGTATCTTATAGATATCAGCCCCTAATCTATTTCCATTCCACGTTGGAACTCGTCTGTAAAAGAAAGACTGTCTATCGGGAATAGTATATTGTAAAGATGGGTTAGTTCCGAAAGGTACTTCAGGTTTTCTTATCACAACAATAAATGGTAATTCTATATTACCATCTTCATCTGTGAACGGAAAAGTATTAGACATTTCAGACCATCTCTGTATTGTTAATATTCTTCGAATATAATTAATAGTATCACCATCACCTGTTTTAAACAATAGATTGTCTTTGACAAACTCTAACATACCAAAGTCTAAATCTTCGTGAAGTACAGATTCGGGTAGGTTAGTATCCTGATTTGTAATCTCTTCTAAAAGTTCTCTCCTTCTTTCCAGTAATTCCTTACCAGTGTATACGTTAATGTCGTTCTTATGTTTTTTAGGTAATCCCATATTATACTCCTTTAAATTGGTCACCACTTACTGGCGTACAAAGTAATGTTCTGTAAAAAGATTTAAATCCACCAATTGTGTGTTTATTGTCTGACACCACTTTACCGTCATTAGCCACTTCATAATACCTAACACGACTTTCAGTTTCATAATAACCAATATAATCACCATAGGTTATATCAATATTTTTCTCCTCTAAGTGATGTTTATAAACAGATATTGTCATATTACCGGGTTCTAAAATTCTACCCAATCCATTAGAATATGTTTTATTATCGGGAGAACCAATAACAACCATCCCTTTGAATTCGATTGGGGATAAGAATTTTATCTCTCCCTTTCCTGACTCACCGTAAACGTCATCAACGGTTTTAGACCTATCAACCCTAAATAATACTAAATCAAAGTTTATATCTCCGTGTAACCATTCTTCACCCATAGATAAATCTAAGTCGAAGTCATCATACGAAAAAAACTTGTTTAATCTATTAATCGGTTGTTTCTTTTTACTCATACTAATAAATATCTATTGATTAAGTTTAGTTTAATGTTTATTATTGTGTATAATGCGCAATTATGATTCCAGAACAGAAAGCAATAGAAATATTAAAAAAATATGAGGGTGGAAACAACTATATTCTTGGGTGTAAAGAAAAACTATTCTTCACTAAAAGTTATAAACCATCACGCTCACAAGCAGAATACATAATTAAAAACCACGAAAACACCCCTAAAGTGGCGAGGAAGTGGGTTGAATTGGATTCTTACTTTGGTGATAAGTTAAGGGAAGAAAGACTATTACCTCAACCAATCAAAAAAATCTACATTGAAAAATTACTAACACAGACAGAAAAGGCTTTTCATATCTATGGTAAAATATTAGATAAAGCGGTATTAGAATGTATGTGGATTCCTAAATCTCATATTATCACATACAACGAACGAAAAGTTGAGGTTGATTGGGAACCATATAATCATAGACCTCCAATGGAACACCAAAAAGAGGCTATCGTAAAATTATTAGGTAACGACAAATATATTTTAGCTGATGATATGGGGTTAGGTAAAACAACCTCAGCGATTATCGCCGCAGTTGAAAGTGGAGCTAATAAAATTTTAGTTATCTGTCCCGCATCTCTTAAGTTAAATTGGAAACGTGAAATTGAAAATTACTCTGATGAACCTGTGGCTATAGTTGAAGGTAAGAAGTGGGATGATGGAAAGTTTGTTATCATCAATTATGACATCTTAAAGAATTTTCATGAGATACCTAAAAAAAATGACGATGAGTTTAAATCAAAAATATTAGAAGAGGGGTTTGATTTGGTATTAATCGATGAAGCCCACTATATCCAAAATAAACAGGCTAAACGAACTCAGTTAGTAAATCATATGGTTAGACAGGTTGGTCGTGTTTGGTTACTTACGGGAACACCAATGACCTCAAGACCGATTAACTATTTTAACCTATTACATATTGTAGACTCACCACTCACCATTAATTGGGCAGGTTACGTTAAAAGATATTGTGATGGTTACCAATTTCAAGCGGGACATAGAAAAGTGTGGAACGTAAATGGTTCTTCAAATTT